ATTTCAAGAGCCTGGAACGCGTTTCTCAGTCGAGGTGATTCGTTTACCCCGCCTCAGTTTACAGGCGAAGTTTCATATTCTTCTAGACCCGATCGACCAAGATTTAATTATGGTAATGAAAGGTCTATGGTTGCCTCTATTTATAATCGTTTAGCGCTTGATGTTGCGTCCACAAAGATTCAACATGTTCGGGTTGACGAAAATGAACGATATTTAGAGACAATTCGTAGTGGGTTAAATGATTGTTTAACCGTTTCTGCAAATATCGATCAAACAGGAACCGCCTTCATCCAAGACGCGGCAATGACATTATTTGACGAAGGTTGTATTGCGATTGTAGCAGTAGACACAACTCGCGATCCAACAATTAGTGATGCTTATGATGTAAATTCGCTCCGTGTTGGGAAGATTGTTGAATGGTATCCTAGCTCAGTTCGTGTAAATTTATATAATGAACGAACGGCTAAACATGAAGAATTAATATTGCCAAAATGGTCCGTGGCAATTGTTGAAAATCCGCTTTATAGTATTATGAATGAACCAAACTCGACCCTTAAGCGTCTAGTTGTTAAGCTTAATTTACTCGACACTGTCGACAATATTCATGCTTCTGGCAAGTTGGATTTAATTCTGCAATTACCATACATTATTAAGACCGAAGCTCGCAAAGAACAAGCGGAAAGACGAAGGAAAGACATCGAGGAACAGCTTAAGAACTCGGAACTTGGCATTGCCTATACGGATGGTACGGAAAAAGTAATTCAACTAAATCGGCCTGTTGAGAATTCTTTAATGGCACAGATTGAGTACCTAACGAGTATGCTATATGGCCAGTTAGGGCTAACAACAAGCATTTTAGAAGGTTCAGCAGACGAGCCGACAATGTTAAATTACTTTAAACGAACCATCGAACCCGTTACACTTTCTATAGTTGATTCTATGTATCGCACGTTTATTAGCAAGACAGCAAGGACTCAGGGGCAAAGACTGATGATATATAACGATCCATTTAGGCTTGTTCCGATGTCCACAATGGCTGATATTGCGGATAAATTCACTCGTAATGAAGTTCTATCGTCGAACGATATGCGGTCTATTATCGGGTTCAAACCAGATCCTAATCCCGATTCGGACGAACTAAGAAATAAGAATATTACACCCCCAACGCCCCAACTAGCAGTACCGGAAGGTGGGATTAAAGTAGATGACACAGCCTGATTTTGGCGGATACGCCACTAAAAATGACGTCACGTGTAGTGACGGTCGAACTATTAGGCGAGATGCTTTTAAGCATGATCATGGCAAGGTCGTGCCGTTAGTCTGGCAGCACGGAAGTAATGATCCGGCTAACATTCTTGGGCATGCCGAGCTTGAGAATCGCGAAGACGGCGTTTACGCTCGGTGTTATTTCAACGATAGTGGTAATGCGAAGAATGCTAAGAATCTTATTATTCATAAGGCGATCAATTCGCTCTCGATCTACGCCAATAAGTTAGGACAAATTGGCAAGGATGTTATGTCTGGTACGATTCGTGAAGTAAGTCTTGTTCTTTCTGGCGCTAATCCTGGCGCGTTGATCGACACTATTTCGTTTGCGCATGATGAGTTCGGAGATGATGAGATCGATGAGGCCATCATTTATTCGGGCGAATCTTTGTCGCATTCCGAAGAGGTGAAGGACGATGTGCAAGAGCAAGAGAAGGAAGAGAAAGAAATAGCGCACGAAGAGGGTGGCGAGGAAACGATCGGTGACATTCTCGCTACGCTCAACGATAAGCAGAAGGCTGCAGTTGGCGTTTTGCTTGAAAACATGGACGACGATGACGAGGAAGACGAGAATGCTGAGCATTCAGATAAGGAGGACACAAGTATGGGAAAGAGGAACGTCTTTGACAAGGATGGCGAAGAGCAGAATGATAAGAACGACGTTCTGACTCACGATGATTTCGTCGCGATTCAGGAGGCCGCTAGGAAGTGCGGATCATTCAAGGAAGCCTTCATGACGCACATGGAGGACAAGGGTTTTGAGCTCTCGCACGCGGGCGGGTTCGCGGCCGGGTACGGGCTTGAGAACGTTGGCTACTTGTTCCCGGATGCGCAGAAGGTTGCCGGAACTCCAACCTTCATCAAGCGCGATACTGGCTGGGTTGGTGGCGTTCTTAATGGCTGCCGTCATACCCCGTTTAGCCGGATCAAGAGCATGGCTGCTGACATCACTCCCGATGAGGCGCGCGCCAAGGGTTATGTGACGGGTAATGAGAAGACTGAGGAAGTCTTCGAGCTGCTTACTCGCACGACTACTCCGACTACGATCTACAAGAAGCAGAAGCTTGATCGTGACGACGTTGTCGATATCACCGATATGGACGTTGTCGCTTGGCTCAAGGCTGAGATGCGTATGATGCTGGATGAGGAAATTGCTCGTGCAGTCCTTCTTGGCGACGGCCGTTCGGCTCTCAGCGAGGACAAGATCAGCGCTACCAATATCCGTCCGATCGCGTTTGACGACAATCTTTACGCCCACAAGGTCGAGCTTGCCAATGACGCGGTCGTTGACATCATCGACGAGATTCTTCGCGCGCAGGAGAACTACAAGGGCTCCGGCAATACGACTTTCTATTGTAGCCAGCACGTTATGATGGACATGCTTCTGCTGAAGGATACGCAGGGCTATCGCGTTTACAAGACCAAGGAAGAGCTTGCTGCTGGTCTTGGCGTTAACAGCATCGTTCCAGTTCCGGTTATGACCGACTCCACCGTTTATGACGGCACCCACGAGCTTTATGGTGTTATCGTCGACCTTAATGACTATGTCATTGGTGCCGACAAGGGTGGCGCTATCAACATGTTCGACGACTTTGATATCGACTACAACCAGTACAAGTACCTGATCGAAACCCGTATCTCGGGTGCACTTGTCCAGCCGAAGTCGGCTCTCGTCTTCGTGACCGATACGACCTCAGGCGCAATGGGCTAAGAGCCCCTTAACGATAAGGAGAAAAACGTATGGCTAACTCTGATGTTGTTGTGAGCCGTAGTGGCGCTGCTGCTGCGCATGCTCGTAAGAAGGTTAATCTCGTTAATCTTGGAACGATCGATACGTCATGCACTATTGATCTCGCGCAGGGTGGTCTCTTCAAGGCCACTTCTGTTTCTGGTACGATTACGCTCACGCTTGCGAATCTTCCTGTTGGTGGAGAGGCCACGCTTCATCTTATGGCCGCAGCGACGGCTCCGACAGTCACCTTTGCTGGTGTCGATCACTGGCTTGGCGCTGTTTCCGCTCCGACGTTCTCCAACTCCAAGCTTACTCGGATCAAGGTTGTCAACGACGGTACCCATGTCTTTGGCGAGTTCGTCGAAGAGTATCCTGCCACTTAGGGGGAATAATTCATGGCGAAGTTTTATGGAGTAATAGGTTACGCTATAACCACAGAAACTACGCCAGGTGTCTGGGTTGATACTTTTATCGAGCGCAATTATACGGGTGATATAGTTAGAAATATGCGCAATTGGCAACATTCTGATAATGTGAATCCTGACATTACTATATCTGATACGATTAGTATCATCGCAGATGGATTTGTTTTAGAAAATGTGCATTATATGAAGTATGTTAAGTGGCAAGGATCTACTTGGAATATTATCAGCATCCAAGTTGAGCACCCCCGAGTTATCATAGGGATTGGGGGGTTGTATAGTGGACAAGCGAACTGATTTGCATACTATTTTACTAAATCTTATCAATAATACCAATGTCTACTTTCAACCCCCCGAATCCATCAAGATGGATTATCCCTGTATTATCTATTCAAGAGATAAGATAAATTCAGATTATGCCAATAACAGAAAATATGCACATTCGACGCGATACCAAATAACTGCGATAGATCGAAATCCAGATAGTCTATGGCAGCTTGATATTCTAGATTTACCGTTATGTCAACATGTTAGGCATTTTGTGCATGACGGTTTGCATCATGATGTCTACGAAATTTACTTTTAGGAGGTATATTTATGGCCGTACTTACATGGGACGCTGACGGCGCGCGCCATTTCGAAACTGGCGTGTCCAAGGGTGTTCTTTATCCTAGGACGGGCACCAATGGCGCTTATGACGATGGTATTGCTTGGAATGGTCTGACGTCTATTACCGAGTCTCCTTCCGGAGCCGAGGCGACTCCGCTTTATGCTGATAACATCAAGTATCTGTCGATGATGTCGGCAGAGGAGTTTGGTGCAACGATCGAGGCATACACTTATCCCGATGAGTTTGCGGTATGCGATGGTAGCGCCGAGGTTGGCGAAGTCACCGGTTCTGGTGTTACGATCGGTCAGCAGGCGCGAGTTGGTTTTGGTCTGTGCTATCGCACCGAGATCGGAAACGACGTCGATGGAAATGCGCATGGGTATAGGTTGCATCTTCTTTATGGCTGCATGGCTGCTCCGTCTGAGCGCGCTTATCAGACGATCAATGACAGCCCTGAGGCAATTACTTTCTCGTGGGAAGTTACAACCACCCCGATCGCAGTTACCGATTTTCTCCCGACGTCTTGCCTCATTATCGACAGCACTAAGATTGCTTCTGGCAAGCTTACGTCGATCGAGGCACTTCTTTATGGGACTGACGGCACTCCTGGAACCACTGCATCGCTTCCGACTCCGGATGAGATCATTGCAATTCTTGATGCCGCATAATCGTTCTGTATAACACACTCTGGGATCCCTTCTCGCACCCCCAAGGTCTTACCATCCTCCCCCAATCGTGAGACTTTGGGGGTGCACCCCTATTTAGGAGAAAGACTTCGATGCTTAAGAAGGAAATTACTTACGTCGATTATAATGACAAAGAACAAACTGAAACTTTTTACTTCAATCTCACAAAGACCGAACTCACTGAGATGGAAGCATCGGTTGATGATGGGATGTCTAATTTCCTTAAGCGTATTGTAGCGGCCGAAAAGGTCGGGGAAATGTTGCAGGTCTTTAAGAACATTATTCTATCAAGCGTGGGTATTAAGTCTGAGGATGGTAAGCGTTTCATTAAGAGCAAAGAAATCTCTCAGGATTTCGTTTCTAGTCCCGCGTTTGATGTCTTGTTTATGGAATTAGCCACAGATCCGCAGAAGGTTGCTGAGTTTATCAAGGCTGTGATTCCGCAAGATCTAGCTAGTAGATTTGACGAAGAGGCTAAGAATAATTTAGTTTCCATTCCGCTTCCCGATTCGTCACAAACAGAAGGTTAATTTCAGTTTGGAAGGGGACGCACCGTAAGATGTTGAAAATTTTAATACCGTCAGTGGAAGTATTCAACGAAAGAGATTCCACATTTGAAGAAACTAGGGAGATGAGTCTCTCGCTTGAACATTCACTAGTATCGGTGTCAAAATGGGAGTCAAAATGGTGCGTCCCCTTCCTATCCAAAAACGAAAAAACTTCGCAGCAAACATTAGATTATATCAGATGTATGACTCTTACACAAAATGTAAATGATGATGTGTATGGGTTGCTCACTGCGTCTAATTTTGAGGCGATTAAAGAATACATTGATGCGCCAATGACTGCTACTACAATTAATCAGACAGATCAAAGACGTAGTCGAGAAGTTATAACGTCTGAGATAATTTATTATTGGATGGTCGCGTTAAACATTCCGTTCGAATGTCAAAAATGGCATCTCAATCGTTTATTAACTCTGATTAATGTTTGTAGTATAAAGCAGC